AACGGGCGACCATCCTGCATCACACCCGCAAACGCGGCAGGAGCAACCTCAACATCCGGTGTTGTGTCGCCGTACGAGGCCGACACAGCCCGCATGTACGGGTTGGCTAACCCAGCGGACGCATCCTGCGCCGACGACGCCTGAGCGACCATCAGGGGGGCCAGGGCAGACCAAGAATCATCCAGGTTCTGCCCTGACGCCATCCCCCACAGTTCACCGACCCGACGCTGCGCCTGATACTGGATCTGCACCCTCTGCTGCTGATGCGCCGCCGCTATCTCCGACTGAACCGACACCCTGACCGCCGTTCATCTGATCGTTCACGGCCTGCTGCACCCCGAACCCGAGCGTCTGATCCAGCTCGGCATCCCGCATCTTCAAAATCCGGTCAATATCAACCGGATCAATGCCGTCAACTTCCATCAAATACTCAAGCGGGTAACCCATCTGCTTCTTCTTCAACAAAGCATCCGCCATTTGAGCTTCCGAACGAATGCCCGCGTTCTTCCACACAATCGTCGCCAACCGTGCCTGCTCAGCCAAAGCCTTGTCACCCATAGCCAAAGCAATCAGCCGATACACTTCACGCAACGCAGGCGCAGCATCCCGTTGAAACTCGGTCGCCTTATTCACAAGACCACCCTCAGCAGCCTGCAAAGCATCACCCGACAGATTCGACAAACCCTTATTCGACACCAAATAGTGCGGCGGCGTGCGAGTCTGCGCCGCAATATGCCCAACCGACTGCTCAATCACACCCGTGAACACATCAAGTCGTGCAGCCTCCCACGAATCAATCGCAGTATTCTCGCCCGACAGGTACAGGAGACGCTTCTCCTGCAAATCCTTCAAATCAACCGGCTTCTTGCCAATCTCCTTGCCGGTGATGCTGTCCAAGATCGGCGTCATCGGTGGCCCCTGATGCAAAACAACGCGTGCCGGCATCGACGCATAATCCGCCGCCAAAAACAGATACGCCCACAACAGATTCACGGCATTCTGCATCGGCATAACACCCTGAATCTCAGAAATCGGGTCATCGGCCAACAAAGGACGATTCGGGATCTCCACAACAGGCACCGCACCCATAGGATTCACCAACGGCCACGGCTCCAACAAACCCTCACGCGGAACCCAACCACCCTCAGGCGACAAACGCTCCTTCGCCTGATTAGCCTGCGATACACGCGGATTATCCACCATGAACCGGGCACGCTGAAACTTCCACACAAACTGCGGCTCATACAAAGTCGCATACTCCAACGACTCGTCAACCCACGTCTTCAACGCCGCAGTACGCAACCGGGGATTCTCCCAGTCGTACTCGATCTCAACATTCGCCGGATGCTCCCACGTCACCAAAGGCTCATCCGTCGACTTATCGCCCCACACAATCACAAACGACCGTGCCGAAGTCAACGACGAAACAAACCCCTGCGACGACTGAGAAGGCAACTCATTCAACAACCACTGATTCCACAACGCCTTAGCACCAGCATCATTATCAGCAATCTTCACACCAATATGCTCAAGCCGTTCAGCCTCAGCATCAACAACCGGCGCACACCAGTTATCCGAAAAATCCTTATAACGGTGCGCATTCGACTTCCGCCACTCCTCCGTCGCAAACTGCAAATTGTGGCGACCACGATAATAATTCTGCGACAAATCCAGAAACGGCCGGCGAGCATCCAACCTGGCATAAATACGGTTGACCATCGCGAGAGCGGCTTTCGCGTCCATCCGACCCCCACTATTCAATTATCAGAAATACACGTACTCCGGTGTCGCCTCAGCACCCAAACCGGCAGCAATCGCATCACAAACAGCCTCATGCGCCAACACCGACGACATTGTGAGGTCAATCTTCTGCGACTCCGACGCCTTACCCAGAATGTAAACACGCTGATTCGTCAACGCATCCATACCACGAGCACGCACAACCGCGTTACCCATATGTGTTGCCACATCCTGATCCGCATCATGCCGGAACGTCGCATCCGTGTCATACACGTCAGTACGGAAACGCTCAAGACTCGCCCACATGCGCTTGATCGAGTTCGTAGGCCACTTCACAAACACTTTCTCACCATGCTGAGCAGCCCACTCATCAATCTCTGTCTCCCAGAACTGCGGATCCAGATAGGCGCGCACCACGTTGTATCTCGAGCAAATCTCGTCAACCGCAGCACGAACCTCAGAACGCGGAATACGCCCCAACCAGTCCTGCGGCCTCCAAAAAGTCTTACGACCCTCCGAATACGACGGCGTGAACTGGAAATAGTCAAGCGTCTCTAGACGAATACCCGTGTAGTCGTCATTATCCGACCCATCGAACCCGAGACACACCTTCGTTCCATCAGGAACAACACGCGGCGGATCATTCTTGACATCAAGCGGATCCTGCAACTCAGCCCAACGAGCAGACCTCAACCAACGACCCTGACCAGGCACAATCCGGTTCCCGAAAAACCGTTCAGCATCAGCCGGATCCTTCTCAATCAACTCAACAGCCTCACGCTCCACAGCATCCACAGACACCCACGGAGCATGACGATAATTGAACTCAAAAATCTTCCGACGCTCACCCGGCTTCGAAAAATCCAACGTCGCAGGCGGCTGCTCAAAATCCTTATTGATATCCGGAGCCGACGACTCAAACGTCCGCTGCGCAACCGAATCCTCAGCAGGATCCCACGCATTCGTCGTCTCAATCGAACGACCACCCATACCAGCCAAACCACGACGCTGCGTACGAGACAACTTATGACCCGAATTCGACTGAACCCACAACCCAGTCTCATCCTGAGCCGCAAACGTGATGCGCTGACCAAGCCTCGAGGTTGCCTTAGACGTAACCACGTCAATACGGCCACCCCCAGGAAGACGAATGAACTCCTCACCCGTCTTCGGGATCACATCCGTCAACGGCCCCTTATCAATCATCGGCCGCAACGCGTCATACGTGTTATCTGTCTGATCCTCAGACGTAGCCGTGATCTGAATCAGCGGCGTCGACCACGGGCGACCCATCGGCTCACCTGGGCGAAACACATGCGGGGCGAAAACCGACGCCTCAGTTCCCCACCCGCATCCGCATCCGAAGTCGCGGCAGTCGTAGACCTCCCCGCCATCCGCATACCGGTCAAAGACCACAGGACCGACGGCCTCAGCACACACGAACGCCGCAATCAGTGGAGACTTACCCCACTTCTGCGCCCGCACGAGCTGCGAACGTCGAAACACAAAGGCGTCAACCGGTTTCTTCGGGGTATCCAATCCGGGCTTGACCAGATAGTGCCGCAACACGAACCGTGCCTGATCATCGCCCAACTTGAACGGCCGACCAACATCATCGCCATCAGGGATAACGCAGTGAGCCTGGATCCAACGAACAAGAGACCGAATCGAAGCTCCGTTACTGGATTCCATCTACTTCATCCGCGATCGCATCAAGATCATCATCAACGACATGAAGATGCCTAACCGCAGCAACCCGAACGCGCTCCGGCTCGCCAAACTTCCACCTCAACTGATGCATCCCCGGCAACGACAAACCAACCTCAGCCGCCATCCGCAACACAGCCGTCTTCAAACCAGCAGACGCATCAGGCTGCACCGACTCAAGAAACGCACGCACATACGCCGCAACCTCATACTCAAGCCCCAAAAGCGTCCACTGCTCAGCCTGCGGCTTCAACCACAACTCATCCCAAAGCCCCAACTCGGCATCAGACGCAGCAGAAAGCGGAAACACGGGCTTCACACCGTCATAACCCCCAGCCGGCAACGTAACCCAGCCGGCATCATCACGACGATCACGCCTCAATGCATTCGGATCAGGCGCGGGACCGGACCGAGCTCGAGCACCACCGCTAGGCATACAGATCAACCCCGATCATCGCCTTCACGCTGCCGTCGACCTCGTAACCTTCGACTCCGACAATCGGATTAGTGCACTGAGAACACCCTTCGGCCGTAACCACAACGTCTGCCTCGAACTTCGACAGCTCAACAATCAATTCGCCAACAGTCACCTTCATCACCTATCCCAACTGCATTGCGCAGCCACCATTGCGGTGCTGAGATTCGAAACTAACTACGAACTACGACCTTTTGAACCCGACGCACCAAGAAACTACC